AACCACCTGCTACTGGTACGTGGAAGACAAGCGTATCTGAAGGTACTCCTCCTGAGTATGACCCGGAAACGGAAATGCTTGTAGAGCAAGTACCTGAACTTAATAATGGTCGATTTCGACGTAGATGGTCAGTTGAACCTATCACTCAATCCCTTTTTGAATCATGATCACCCTTATTCGTCCTATTCTTTTTCAATTTTTGCAATCTGATCGCGTTAAAGCGTTGATTGTTGAGATGCTGGAAAAACTTGCTGAATCTACCGATAACGACATCGACGATAAAGCTGTCGAGTTTATTCGTAACGGTCTTTTCCCAGGTAAATAATGGACTTGGGAGAACCACCGGTATTCCCGTCTATAACGCTCCCTGAGCCGCTTCAATTACCTGTTCCGGTACTGGAGGTACCACGGGCTGATTTGCCCTCTTATACACCCCTTGTGGTGCCTCCTAGCGACCTTAGACCACCTCCAGGTATTGAAGCTGAACCAGCACGGGAACAATCCGAACAAACCCAACCTAAACCAGCCGCTATACCAATCCCAACTCCACCACCGATGCCTCAAATCCCTGAGGTTCAAACCTTTGACGTACCTGGCACTGATGTTACTTTGCCGGTACCAAGTGGTGAAGTTTTGGTTACAGCAGCTACAACAGCTTTTGTGTCAGTTGCTGCCACCCTAACTGCTACTTCACTGTTTAAACACCTAGTTAATTTATTTAAACCTGTATTTAAGCAGTCATGGAACAAGATAACGAAAGGAAAGCCGGATTTATCAAATTCGTCGTCCTCTGCTGGTCCGCTGGACTCTTGACTGCATCTTATGCAGGATGGATGCCAAAAATGGATCCAACATATGTGGCTTCCATTCTTAGTGGTACTTTAGCAACTTTTTCAATCACTCGTGAAAAAAATAAATGAAAAGACTAATCTTGCTAATGCTGTTGGCAGCACCTGTGTCGGCACAATCCGTCACGCCTAATTTTACACAAGGTAGTATGCAATCTACTACTACAACCACAATCGATATTGACCGTACGATTGCTACTGAAGTGTACGGTGGAGATTATAAATCATGGTCTGGAACCAACGTAACACCCAGTGGTTCAATCGAAGATGCATCAACAACTTTCTCAGTAACAAATTCTGGGGAACAGTTTCAACTAGAGATTGTAGAGCGAGCAGCCGGTGTAATCGAGACAATCGACGTAACCGAAACAATCCAACAAGTCTCTACTACTACTTCCTTGTCAGTCTTCTCGCAGTAAGTCCAGCTTACGCAAAGGAGCCTACGGTACAGAACAGTGCTTCACCTGTAGCTGCTGCTACGGGTAACGTTACTAACCAAGCTGTACAATTCCAAAACAATGGTGCACCAAGCCGCCAATATTTTGTAAATGGTAACTCATGTAACGGGACTACTATGACATTCCAACCATTCTATATGGGTGGTGATGTGCATACCGATAGTTACCAACGTAATAGTAATTTTGGAGTGCAGGTTGGATTTTCTGTACCGCTAGATGGTGGTATGGTAGAAACTTGTAAACAAATTGCACGACGGCATGAACAAAAGATGCGACTGGACTACGAACTTGTCCGAGCATTGAAGTGCACTGAGATAATGAAAACTGGCTTCACATTTCGACCCGGTAGTCGAGTAGAGGTGTTATGCCACGACATCGTACCTATTGTATCTCTAATCAATGATTGAAGCTGGTGTCTCAGCACTCGTGGCAGTAATTGCTGGTGGTGCTGCTATTACAAATCGATTACACAACAGAATAACAGAATTGGATCGTCGTGTTGACGCATTTGAACTTCGTGTTGCAACTAATTATGTTCCCCAGGAACAATTTAGTGAAGCCGTAAGCAAAATGGAATCACACATGATCCGTATTGAAAACAAACTTGATCAAATGCTACTTAAAAACTCTTAATTATGGCTTATCAACTTGTAGATACATATTCAGGCAAAGTGCTAAGCACATATCCTAAAAAAGCTGAAGCTGAAAAAGCTTTGGGTCGTTTGTATAACGAGCCTGGTGAGCAACGTTATGAAATTAAATCACCCAGGAAACCTAAGGTGACTGAAGATGCCCAAAAAGAAAGCGACTGAAGACCAATTTAATGAACTCCACAACCTCGTCACAAAAGAATTTTTGGCTAGAATTAAGTCTGGTGAAGCTTCTACTGCGGATCTAAAAGCAGCTTGTGATTGGCTAAAGACTAATGACATTAGTGGGGTCGCTTTTGAAGGCAGCCCCCTTGATAAACTTGCAGCAGTAATGCCTACTGTTGACCCTGAACTTGTCCAGCGGAGACTCCATGGCCCGAAAGTCTAAATTTAGTGGCGCTAAATACGCCAACGGTAACTACAAATCGTATCAGAAAAAGTACGACGCATCTAAATTACAGATCAAAAAACGTACTGCATTGAATAAGGAGAATCGTAAACGTGGCACTTACGGTAACGGTGATGGTAAAGATGTATCCCACAGAAAGAATGGTAAAACATTCCTCGAAGCAGCATCAAAAAACCGAGCACGTAAAGGTCGCGCATGACTCCTCTACTTCCTACCCCTGACGACTACCTCTACAACTTAATCGTTATGACCTCTCCAGAAGCTAAGCGCCTGTGGAGGCGCAGCATTAAGGAACATTTCGACCACACTTGCATCTATTGCGGAAAGACTTATGACTTATCTCAATTATCTATCGATCATGTCCATCCTCGCTCTCGTGGCGGTGAAGACATTGCAACGAATGTCGTGTGTGCTTGTACCAGTTGTAATCAGGACAAAGGAAGTACACCCGTGCTCTCCTGGATGAGAGACAAATTTGGAGTTAATAGACTCCGTGAAAAACTTATTATGGAGTATATTACTTAAATGTATGATGAAGACAATCCACTAGGATTAGACTTTACAACGCCAATTAATCCACTAGAAGTTTTACAAGAAGCAGCTTCAAATGCGTTAAATTTTGTTCATGGTGCTGTACGTTATGTACCACAAGCTTTAACAGATTTTAGACGTTCTGTTAAGCAAGATGTTGAAAGGCTTCAACAACCTGTTCTTCCAACTAACAGGCCACCAACTCCTGTTGAAACAGTACAAAGTTATGCTACTGGGCACGAAAGGTTTGAAGCAGAAACAATGGAACGTACTGCGTCTTTTCTTGAATCTATCGGTGCACCTGAGCCTATTGCAGGTTTAGGTGCTGGTATAACTGGTCTTGTTTTACCCGGTCCTGGTGACATTAAATTTGCCGCAAACGCAGGTGGTATGACATTAATGCCAATGCTTGGTAAAATTACTGCAACAGATCCAGATATTCTTAGAGTTACTGGTAGAAAAACAGGGCAAGATATTGTTTCAACTGCTCAACAAAAAGTTTTTACTAAACGTTCTTCAGAAGTACAAAAATACCAAAACAAACTTGTTTCTTTAAGAGAAGAACTTTCTGTAGCTGCTGAACAAGGTGCTGACAAAAAAATTTTAGATGACATTAGAGATAAAATTGGTGATGCTGAAGAAATGCTAAGCCGTCGTCAATCAAACGTACTTATACCTGATAGTGACGACCCCTTGTGGTACAAAACATCTAACAGTAAAAAAGCTAAAAAACTTGAACAAGTTAGACGTAAAATGGTTGGGACTTATCTCGAAGAACACCATATATTTCCTAAAGGTATGAGCGCCGCTTTCTTTAACCGTATGGATGAATTAATTGCGTCTGGTGTTGCTGAAGCAGATGATTTACTTCTTATGGCAGAATATGCTGCAAAAAGTGGTGTTAAAGCTGGAGATGTTAAATCTAATTTAGTCAATTTAATGAAAGACCCTCATAATGAATTGCATACATTATTGAGAGCACAAGGTGATGAAATTGGTAAACAAAAATGGCAACAAATATTATCTAACGCTGAATCAGTTGATGATGTACTTGCTTTGTGGAAAGATGTTATCGGTAGAAACGTTATACCTAACGCGGAAACTGCTAGGATTTGGCAACCACTTGACGACCTTGTTAAACAAATTCTAGCTAAATGAACACTTTAGACCTACTCAAAGATGATTTCAAGCTGTTCCTGCAGGCTCTGTGGGCGCAGCTTGATCTGCCTAATCCTACCCGTGCACAATATGCAATCGCTGATTACTTACAACACGGTCCAAAACGTTTACAAATCCAAGCCTTTCGGGGCGTGGGCAAGTCCTGGATTACCGGTGCTTTTGTTCTTTGGACTTTGTTTAACAATGCTGAGAAAAAAATAATGATTATTTCCGCCTCTAAAGAACGGGCGGATAACATGTCAATCTTTCTACAGAAACTGATCATTGAAACACCCTGGTTGGCTCATATGCGCCCTAAATCTGATGATTCCAGATGGTCTAGGGTCTCTTTTGATATTAATTGCTCCCCTCACCAAGCCCCTTCTGTTAAATCAGTGGGTATTACTGGTCAGCTTACAGGTTCTCGTGCAGATCTGATGATCCTTGACGATATTGAAGTTCCTGGTAATAGTATGACCGAACTTATGAGAGAGAAGCTACTTCAACTCTGTACAGAAGCTGAATCAATTCTCACTCCTAAGGAAGATAGTCGAATCATGTATTTAGGTACACCCCAGACTACTTTTACAGTCTATAAGAGGCTTGCAGAACGCTCTTACAAGCCCTTTGTCTGGCCTGCACGATATCCACGTAAGACAACGAATTACGAGGGCCTTCTAGCCCCTCAGCTGGTCGATGACCTTGATAATGGTGCAAAGAAGTGGGATGTAACAGATGATAGATTCGACAACGAAGACCTGATTGAACGTGAAGCGTCAATGGGTCGTAGCAACTTTATGTTGCAGTTTATGTTAGATACGAGTCTTTCCGATGCTGACAAATTCCCGCTTAAATGTGCAGACCTTATTGTTACCTCTGTTAACCCTAAGTCTGCTCCTGAGTCCGTCATCTGGTGCTCAGACCCACAAAACGTCATCAAAGACCTCCCAATTGTGGGTCTACCTGGAGATTATTTCTACAGTCCAATGCAGCTCCAAGGAGACTGGGACTCTTACACCGAAACAATCTGCTCAGTTGACCCGTCGGGTCGTGGCTCAGATGAGACAACTGCAGCTTATCTCTCGCAACGAAACGGTATCCTGTACTTGCACGAAATGCGTGCTTACCGAGACGGATACTCAGACAACACGCTCTTGGACATTCTAAAAGGTTGTAAAAAATATGCAGTTTCTAAGCTCGTGGTTGAAACTAACTTTGGTGATGGCCTTGTTGCTGAGTTATTCAGAAAGCATTTACAGCAGACTAACATGCAAGTTGATGTTGATGAAGTCAGAGCTACCGTTAGAAAAGAAGATCGAATCATTGACTCACTCGAACCAGTGCTCAACCAACACCGTCTTGTAGTAGACAGATCCGTTATTGAATGGGACTTTAAATCTAACCCTGATGAAGCCCCAGAAAAACGACTGATGTACATGCTATTCTATCAGATGAGTAGGATGTGTCGTGAAAAAGGTGCAGTTAAACATGACGACAGAATTGATTGTTTAGCTCAAGGTGTTAAATACTTTACAGATGCTATGGGTATTAGTGCCCAAGAAGCGATCAAAGAACGTAAACGTATGGAGTGGAATGCATTACTTGAGGAGATGTTAGATGACCCTCAAGCATCCGCAAATCACATGGTTTTGGGCATGAATTTAGACCAAAGACAACAAGCCAAAGGTAACTCTAAAAACTCAGTCCCCAACTGGGTTTAGGGCGTTCGTAGAACGAACACTAGAGCGGTCCCTCATCTATAAGGGAGAAGGGAAGGGTGGACCCGACTCCCGACAAGGGAGGAGTGCGAGACAAGCTCTCACTCCTCCTTTTACTAATGATTCGTTTCCGTTCATTCTGTAAACACAACGACAACAACTCCACCAACTACTAATAGGGGTGAATCCCGGAGTACTGATAGTACATCCCAACCCCAACACACAATCCCACCACAACTTATACTACTGTATGCATAACGTACGTTTGGTACATACCACCCCTGATGCTGAACAGCTTATTGCTTATATGGCACGGGTATCAAACCCCAACAATCAAGATAATCCTAACTATGAACGTTTGATTAAGTACTTGATTGAACATCGTCATTGGTCACCCTTTGAAATGGTTAATATGTGTGTAGAGATTGAGACAACCCGAAGTGTTGCTGCTCAAATCTTACGCCATAGATCCTTTAGCTTCCAAGAATTTAGTCAAAGGTACGCTCAAGTGACGGAACCTGCCGCTTTACCGCACCTCAGACGCCAAGATACAAAGAATCGTCAAAATAGTACCGATGATCTGCCGATTGGTACCATAAAAGAGTTTAACTTTAAGATTAATAGCTATTTTGAACTTGGTGAAGCATTATATGAAGAAATGTTACTTGCAGGAGTAGCAAAAGAGTGTGCAAGAGACGTTTTACCCCTTGCTAGCCCTACAAAACTCTATATGAACGGTACTCTCCGCTCTTGGCTGCATTATACGGACCTAAGATGCGCTAACGGGACTCAACTGGAGCATAAACAGATCGCTGATCAAGTTAAAACACTGATTGAACAGGAGTTTCCTACCGTTTATGCTGCGATGTTCTGCTAAAAAATGGCAAAAATTTGTCAGCCCTATCTGCTAATAAAAATTACAAATAAATCCCCCATTGGGGGTGTTAGTAATACAAATATTATTTGTGTCGCTTAAGTAATGCTTACTGCCGCTCGCTTCGCTCGCTTCCTTTGCCCATGATTGCCCCGTGTAAATATTTATTTCACTGGCGATTGCAGCGAGCGAGCGCGTAGCGCGAGCGGAGGATTGTGCATGTTAAATATATTTGAGAATGATTATCAATGTCAAAACAT